GGGGTCGCTCCGTTTATCGCCGCACGTTAGCGGGGCGACCCCACCAAATCAGGAGAATAAAATGGATCCAGCATTTGAAAATCTACTGTGGTTCTCTGCGTCATTTGTGATGATGTTTCTAAGTTTCGGGCTCGGCTATTGGCTCGGACGACAACATGAAAAGAGAGTAAAGAACTCATGAGCCATCACGAAGCAAAGCACGCTGAAGTCGTAAAGCTGATTGAGGAGAATCAACTATGAAAGCTGTCATCCTAACTTTCAAAGCTGATGAGAATGTGCCTTCGGCACAAGAATATGACGCAATGCCACCAATAGATATCTTCAAAAATATCGTAGAGGGATATCTGGAGGCAGTGCCATATTTTACTCTAGTCAAGTTCCAAGGCAAATGGTGCCGCTGTGTTGCGTTCTGCAATGAGCATGGCAAGATGAAAGAGCTACGTGTCAACTGGCCTGCGACCGTGGCGTGGTATGCTGCGCTACGACAGCAGGGCATTGCACGGTTAAACGATCACCTCGTAGGCAATGTCGCCGTGGTTGTCGGTGATGCAGAATTCATGAGTGAGCTATGAGACCTTTATTCATCGATGATGAAGCCAGAGCAGAAGTCGCACGGGTGGTTTCACACGCAATGGATCACCCATTTTATCCCGGTAGATCAGCTACGCCGGGAGATGATCCACACTTCGTTGCCTTACTGAACACGTACCGAACCGTGTTCACTTTCACGCATATAGATGACAGAGTGTATCGGCACCTGACCATATCAGTGCCGGTCACCGGCAAATATGCGCATCCTGTCGCGGCCTTTACGATTGCTTCATTATTCGGCTTCACCGGTTATGATGATAGCAAGCCACTCAAACCAGGAAAAGATTGGCTCGTAGACACAAACGAAAATGAAAACAGCATTGTACTCGCGCAGGAGATTTGAGATGCCAAGAGTCAAAGCGTCTATGTGCTTGTCATGCGGCAAGCAACTTGATGGCGCAACCGTTGCCAAAGGCAATCTAAAAACCAAACCCAAGAAAGATGATGTTTCCGTATGCTTCTACTGCGGGCACGTCATGGTTTTTGGTTCCGGCATGAAGTTGCGCGATCCGACCAAAGAAGAAGCTTACGCTGTTGCTGGTGATCCTGTCATTCTTGCTATCCAGCGATTGCGCGTTAAAGAATCTGGCAAGAAGCCCAACTGAAGGAGAGAGAAGATGTCTACAGAAATGATCGATGCCTTGCGCCTAATGACGCGAGGAGCCTATGCACTACAAAAGGTCCGCATCCAAGAAGGCTTGCGGCTGTGTGCCAACTTCCGCGATAAACTCAAAGAGGATCCTGGCGAGCCAACGGAAGAAGGTGAACTCAGCGAAAAGGCCCAGAAGCTGATTGACAAGCTGAAGGATGAGTATCGCAGGCTCACGGATGGCATCGCCAAGAATCGCACCTTGCCCAAGCGCGAAGGCTTCACCGGCTCTGGAGTCATCAGTGATTTCACCGAGCTGGTGCTGGTGCATCAATATCTGGCACTCGAGAGGCAAGAGAGGGAGCACTTCCGGCATATTGGCGAGACGCTGGAAACCATACCAATCTGGCAGCACTGGCTCTCAGGTCAGCGCGGCATCGGGCCAGCCATGGGCGCAGTGCTGATTTCATACTTCGACGTTAATCGCGCCGAACGCCCGTCACAGTTTTTTGCTATTGCTGGATTGGATGTCGGTCCTGGTCTCGTCACTGACCCGGATAATAAGCTGGCGCGCAGCCGACGAAAGGAGCATCTCATCGAGCGTGAATATGTCAGCAAGTCCGGTGAAATCAAGACCAAATTGTCTACAACTTTTGATCCATGGTTGCAGTCACGATTGCTCGGCGTGCTAGGCAGTTCGCTCATGCGGCTTGGTAGTCCATACAAGAAGTATTACGACAACTATAAGCATCGCATCAGCACCGACCCGAAGCGCCGCAAAGGCACTCTTGCCGATAAGAAACAGGACCGTGACAATGGAATCATCAAGGAAGATATCTGGCACCCGCTCCGCATTCACAGAGCGAGCCAGCGATACATGGTCAAGCAATTTATCGGAGATTTTTGGAGAGCGTGGCGCACGCTGGAAGGCTTGCCCGCTGTGCCTACCTATCACGAGGCTGTGCTAGGCCATCAGCATCATGGTGAGAAAGGACCTGATCTCTCGCATCTGCGAGGGAAATAATGCCGGAGGCGACAATAGATCCGTTGTAATCGCACATAGCCGTGCCGCCAAGAGGGATAGATTTGTGGACCACGAGCGTGCCGCATGGAAGAATAGATCTGGCCTGAAGTAGCGTGCCGCGTCAGGCAATTGATCCGAACATGAATAGCGAGCCGTACAGCCTATGGACCTGACAGAGTGTAGCGTGCCGTCAACAGACATAGATCTGAAAGACAGTAGCGTGCCGGTAGCGCCAATAGATCTGGTATTGTGTAGCGTGCCGCATCATAGCATAGACCCGAGATGAAATTAGCGTGCCGATCAATGATATGGCCATGTGCCACGAGAGCGTGCCGGATCCTGGATATAGATCCGATCCTGGGTAGCGAGCCGAGTACCGCAATTAGACCCGTTTGGAGTTAGCGTGCCGCGTCCCTCTAATGATCCGATTATCAAAAGCGTGCCGTTCTCGGCAATAGACCTGAGTAAAGCTAGCGTGCCGACCTACGTAAATGGATCCGATACGTGATAGCGTGCCGTTCATGCGCAAAGTCCCGGCCGAACGGAAGCGTGCCGCACCAAACCTATAGATCCGGTTTGCCGGAGCGTGCCGAAATGCTGTATGGTCGTGTCATATCTCAGCGTGCCGGTCCCATGATTGTGCCGGAAATCGAAGCGTGCCGGATGAACGAATAGATAGGACTTCCATCAGCGTGCCGTCAGTACATATAGAATCGGTCGCCTGAAGCGTGCCGCCTCAATCATAGATCCGTAAGCTGTAGCGTGCCGAGAACTCTCCTCGGACTGCTACGCGATCCGACACTTAGCGAGCCGATGCTTAGTAAATGTCCCGCAGGGAGGAAGCGTGCCGAGTCGGCTAATTGGTACGACCAAGACTAGCGTGCCGACACTGAAAATAGATTTGAAAGGAGGAAGATTTGGAAGTAGTAAGCGTGCCGTGGAAAGGCATAGATTCGATGATCTTCAGCGTGCCGCGCCCTACAAAGACTTGGAATCGATAGCGTGCCGCAGCCATGAATAGACTTGGATTTCTATAGCGTGCCGCGCTAGAGAATAGATTCGCAGCCGCTAAAGCGTGCCGTAGCTCAGATAGCCCCGGTGATCATAGCGTGCCGTTAAGACGCATTGACTCGAAGACTGGAAGCGTGCCGGAAGATGAACCAGACCTGTTCGACGCAGCGTGCCGCATATTCAAAAAGACCCGAATGAGGGGAGCGTGCCGCAGACCTGTATGTAGATCCGTAAAAGCAGAGCGTGCCGGAGGAGGTGTTGGCCCGGAATAGAGCAGCGTGCCGTATTGACGAAGAGACCCGATGTCTAAAAGCGTGCCGAACATCTACATAGACTTGAAACGTGCAAGCGTGCCGTAACTTCCAGTGACTAATACCATTTATGTTTCCTATTCCATCGCTCTAGCGCAACCAACCATGAACGCTTGATCTTGCGTCGGTAAGCTAACTGCCACACGGTTGATGGTGTGACACTATAGCGTGGCGCAATCAAGCGAGCCGGAACACCAGCGCGATAAAGTTCCTCGATTTCCCGTTTCTCAGCTTCACTAAGCACCCATGCGCGTTGTTTCACGGCATCCTTTCAGGGTGTATCTCATACAGCTTTGCCAGCAGCGGATCCTCGAAGTCACCAACAGACGGCCGACCATCATATCCGCGGTCAGGCTGCCGATTGCCAGAGTCAGATATTTGTCGCGTCCTGTTCGGTAATTTTCCCTCCTGCCTCAAGCGACGCCATTGCGACAATAGCGTCCGATCCTCCATCGAATACAGATACGCTAGATTAACTGCCGTTTCATCGGTATGCCACAGCCGGACCAGAAAATCATCTGTAAGTTCTAGCTTTGTCATATCTTCATTTTGATGGCGTTTACAGGTCTAGGTTCTTGGCGCTTGAGCGGACGCATGGCTCGCACCGGCTTATACACGCGCGGCTTCGCCGGCGCACCAAGCGTAGGATCCACGTTGGATTTTCGCCGCGTTGGATTGAGAACGAAGTTCATTCGAAAATTGCTCATACCTCAACCTCATCCATATAATCCTGCACCGCCTGAAACATCTCATCAGCCTCCCGGCGGAGCTCTGTTTCGTGTCGGTTGATTGGTCCGTAGTGATTGCAGAGGTTGCGCAATGTAAGCGCGCAGCTTTCGGCAGAGAACGCAGGAGCGTTTTTGCACAACTCCTGAAACTCTAGTCCGCGACCTGATCCATAATTCTCCCAATCGCTGGCGCTGCATGATACACCCTCGCTGAATGCATCGAGATATCCAGGCGACAAGCCGCGTAGATATTCATCCATCAGGTTGTCGAACTCCGGGTTGCTGGCGTTGCTGGCATTGTAAGATGTTTGAAATGCGCCAGCTTCGCAAGTATCTGATTCCCAATTCTCAGCCGACATATCACGTCCGCAGCAGTGCTGCCCGCTAGATTCGCGCATTCCATGCCCTAGCATCAGCGCGTATAGGTGGCGCAACGTGTCGATGCCATCGGTTTCATTGCTCATACCAAGTCTGCTGAAATCATCCCTATATACATTCAATGCATCCTTATCAGAACTCGTGCGTGCCTTGGCCATCTCCACTGCGGCCGGATGATTCTGCCTCAGCTTCAGGTACGTCTGAGCGAAGCTTAATGCCATGCCTTGCGTCCATCCAGTCGGAGCCACGCCGCGGTCATCCCAGATATAATCAGCAATGTCAGATTCATTGGCAATCGACATGATAAGTGCTTGGTCATGCGGAGTCAATGCACCCGGCGGAGGTGGTGGCGGTGGCACCGGAAGCTTATGATCATAGAGTGCGCCCCATGTTTGCTGACCGCAGATGCCGTCAGCTTCGAGTCCTCGAGAGCGCTGATAGCGGACTACGTTATCATAAGTCGTTGGGCCAAAGTCACCGTCAAACTCGCCACTGAATCTAGGAATCATACGCTGCATATCCAGCACATGCTGGCCTTCATCACCTTGATGCAGCGTAGGCCGATCTTCGACAGGGATATTCTCCGGGCGATCTGGCCATTGTGGTCGTTGCGGCGGGCGTCCTGCGTCGGGCGGCGGTGCAACCTCAATGTTTTCACCAGAAACCGATTGGGCAATGGCTTGGCAGATATTCTCAAAATTTTCGTGATAAAGATTGCTGTCGCCAGTGTTGTCGCAGAAACAGGTTTCCAGCAATATCGCTGGCTCATCAGTGCCATTCAAAAATGCAAGATCACCACGATATTTCGCGCCGCGATTAGTGAAACCACCGGCGGCACAAATAGCATCGCAAACTTCGCGTGCTCTCATCTCTTGCGTTACATAGAGTACTTCTGATCCATGCGCGCTATGGTCATAAGCATTGAAGTGAACGCTGACATCCAGCTCGCGCGTTTGCCGGTTGTGCCAATCTACAATCGTATCCAAGTTCGTGCTTTGATCGTGCGACGTGTCGTCATGGAAAGTTTCCACAGTGACACCAGCGGTGCGCAAATAATCAGCCACTCGTTCTACGACTTTGCGCGCCTCGTCCACTTCATCTAGCTGCGGCGGCACTGGCTCGCCGCGTGCACCGCGAATGTATTTTCCATGCCCGGAACTGATTGCGATCTTCATCTTAACATCCCCTTGATGTAAGGCAATAGCGAATCATTGGGTCACTTACTCGCTTGCTCTCACGGATTTTGACATGAATTTTTAGAAGACCTCGCTCGAAAATGATCTTATCATCTTCTCGCCATTCAACACCGGCACCACTACATTTGAACGCAGCTACCCATCCTCGTTCCAACTTGGTTATAGTCTCAAGATGGCAACTAGTCTCTCGACTCTCAAACCCATCTTTGTTGATCATCATATCTGCCTTGGCCAAATCACAACGGCGATAAACAAATGCATCAAACATGCGATCAATAACGAGGCACCAGTTGCCCATGATTATTGCGGGTATGATCCAAGTCACTTCTTATCCGCACCTAAACCCCTCAGGGTCTCCAGATCTTTCTCGCGCTTCTCAAGTGCGTTCTGCATGTCAATATACTTCTTGCGCGCAGCCCGCACGCCAGTAAGGAAGCGTGCTGGTTGACCATGTTCTTCAAGAAACCAGACTCTTATCAAGTCCTCGGCTTTCTGGCGGTAGCCATTGTCGATCGCCTGCTTTTCCAATTCAAGCAGGCGGTCATCATATTTTGATGTGAATAGTGGCTCGTCTGCGGCAGCTATGTGGTATTCTCCATCCGGACCAGTCATAAATAGCTTGATAGAACCTCCAATGAGGCCGGATGCAATAAGAACGAGAACAATAATGAGTCTCATTTTGGGCTGCATTGTTGAAGCGTCGTCGTAAGCAGTGTCTGCCAGCGTTGACCGTTCGTATGTTGAACATAAGCCACAAAAGCCATGAATAGCAGATTGAAGATCACCAATGCAAGGATCGCTGGCGTTGTTTTTAACGCCTCTACAACCGTGCGTGCTGTTTCTCCCGCTTCGTGACCAACACCGGGATTCATGGCTGCACATCCCATCCGCCAGAGAAGTAGCCATAGGCAGCAAGCGCGAAAATGATGACCAATACGATCAGCATTATCAACGCGAAACGTTGACCAGTGCTCATGCGGGCTGCGGTGCAACCGGCGCGGCTTCGCCGACCGGAGAGATGGTGCCAGCAACCGCCTCACCTGCGACCACTGTCACATCCATCAATGTAATGATCTCACGAACTCCAGCACCAAGGTCAGCGTCGGCAGTCGCAGTAATCTGCGCTTGGCCAACTTTGCTTCTGGACACAAGTGTCGCCTTGGTTGAATCAGTATTGCTGACATCAACCAGTATGACATCCGTATCAGATGAAGCCCAAGTCACATCACCATCGACAACCGCAGGATTGCCACCAGCGTCAACGTACGCGATCTGGAGTCCAACGCTGTAAGCGATAGGAAGCGTATATGCCATTTTATCACCTCTTGCTGTTAAAGTGAAAGTTTGATGCTTGACAGTCACCATTGCGTAACCGTCTTCTTCGACTAGAAACTTGAGCGTGCCACCGAGTTTGAACTCTACCGTGGTCAAAAGTTTGCCTCAACCATAAGCACGGCCATGTCTGACACACCGCCCGCATACCATCCTGGAGTACTTCCAGTCGAAAACGCGGACTTATCAAGTTCGGCAGCATGGTCACCGCCAGCATATCGGCTATACCAATCTTGTTCTTGTCCTCGCGTTTGCAAATAGGCATAGCCGGTAGGACTGCCTGTGATGTAGCCGGAAATAATCAAGCCATTGGGCGCGTCGATGGCTTGATTCAGGGGATCAGAAGTCCTCGTGTAATACATTCCTGGTCCACCATCCTGATAACTTCCATCAACAGTGATGTTTGTATTCTGACCTCCGAAACTCAAGCGATAAAGCGCCGATGCGACAAATGGTTTGTTCGTTGCAGGACCGATGTAGATGCTGCCGAAGATTGCTTGTGCCGCAAGTGTCACTCGAATTTGGGATCCTGGACCATAACCCAATAATATCTTGCTTCCACCAATCTGCGTGACAAACGTATAGCCTGCCCATCCGGGACCAGACCATCCATTCATCTCGCTGATGCCTAAAGGATTAACACGCGCGATTGGTGTCCAACCACGCGGCGCTCCTTTCGGCGGAATAATGACCGGTGCTTTCCCGAAAGGAAATTTATCATAGAGAGACCAATAAGTCCAAGGATCTTGCGGTCCAATATCCTGTTGGCTTCGGTAATCCATGCACTCGGTAAAAGTATGAATATGATCTGGATGATTTTTGCTATCAACGGTATCGAGTAGACACAACAGTATGCTGGGACTTTGTGCCCGCTGCATTGATTTTGTGCGTGCCTCAGCATTGAATTGATCTTCAGTGAAATATGAATCTTCGGGATAAGTCGGGTTTTGCCAAAGTTCAAATAGTTCAGCAAGTTCTTCTGGATCGAGCGCTTCAGATACGCCCGAATGTACCATGATCGGGGGTGCCGAAAAGGTCGGCCCGACGAGAAAGTAATGCAGAACGTTCATGCTTGCGGACGCGTGCCGATAATGCGTCGCTCCCCTGCTTCGGCGGTCACCGGCGTTGGCGGCGTGGTGACCTTCCAACGCTGGCGTTGCTCTGGTCCCGGAGGTTGCGTGTTAAAGAAAGCATCCATTTCTGCTTCGGTATGCGTGCATGGCGGCGGCTCGCCAATACCGCGATTCCAAACCTTGCCATCGATTGTGCAAGTGCAAATATAGTGAATGCGCCCGGTAACAGGATCAGCCACAGGCTGTTGATCAGGCGGGAAAGTGACTCCATTGCTCATTTTGTTCTCCTAGTGGATGATGTAGCCATTAGCATTGAGATTATAGGAATTGAATGCAGGCGACCAACCTGTCCCCATGCCCGCACCAGTCGCATCGACCATGCCGCCCGATGTGGCGACAACGTCCCACTGACCATTTCCAAAGAACGACGAATTGTTGACCCACAGCGTTCCAGTGCCGTAGATGTAAGCGCCGAATGTCGCGTTGTTGTTGATGTATGAGCTTTCGAACAGAATCGCCGCCGGACCCGCGACAAGCATTCCCTGATAATTGACCTGTAACTGACTGCCCGCATTGCAAGCAATCAAACCGCCTTGCAAGCACTGGATCGCACCATTGCCGAGCGGTGGTCCATGACCAGCACCATAGAATTTCCCAAACCATTGCAAGCCGCCGAGATTGCTAAGACCACAGACAGCATTGCTGACGAGACAGGTATAAGCGACGCTCGAATATGCGCTGAAAGTTCCACCACTGTTGACAATGCCGCAACTGCCGCAATAAGAAACCGTCACTGTCAGCGAGCTTGAACATCGCACGTTTGATTCTTCGATGAAGATGCCATTCTGACCGAATCCCCAAATCGCTATGCCATCGAGCCAGAGATCATCCAATACATAAAGTCCATTGCCTTGCGCATATGGCGGCACGTCTGGTGCGGAAGTCTGGCTACCAGTGATCAACAGATAGCGCAGCGTTGCTCCTGGTCGCAACGCTAAGAACCCATTGACACCGCCGGTAAAGGAGAGTTCGGTTGCATAGACACTGCGCAGATAAATGATGTGATTGCTACCATCAGATGAAAGATGATAGCCGCCAATGGAGAAGTTTTGCGGTGTTGGTGAAGCCCCAAGCAATGCGCCGCCTTGGATTGCAACGCGATTGAGATTCGCGTGATTCAGTTCGACAGTCGTCGTGTAGGTCCATTTGCCCGGCGCGACCATGAACGTCACATAGCCAGACGGCAGAATTATATATTGGCCGAGCCACAGGAGTGCTTGATTGAGATCGGGGAAATCTGCTCCTGCGCCATGGACTGTTTTTGTGATATGACTCGATATATATTTTTGACTAAAGAGCGCCATCAGCGCTTGCCAAAGTTGAGTAAGATCGTTGTGTGTTGGAACAAGTCCAGCACGCATGATAACTTCAATGATCTCAACCTGAGATTCGTCGAATGCAGTCGCTGGCGGAATTGAACCTTCAGTGCCCGTTACTGGATTGCCGTTTACATAACGACTATAATTGCGCGTGCCGGGAGGCATCACAATCGGAACAGGAGGCGTACCGTATGGTTGTGAATAATCCATTGTTCTATTTCCTTCTGTTTATCGCCCAGATGCGATACCGTTTCCGCTTGCATGTGCAACCGCAGAACTACGATTGGTTCCGCTCGCCGCGCCATTACCGCTTGCATGTGCCGTTATGACAGCGATGATATTGCTTCGTCCAGTCGCAGCACCGTCACCGCTTGCGTTCACCGTTACAGTAGCATAAGTGCCTCGTCCCATCGCGACGCCGATGGTGCTTGACTTTGCTACTGAGACACCTGTTTGACCGAACGCTCCTAGCTTCTGCCAGCCTAGCATTCCTAAATCGTACGGCACCACCATTAACCGATAATTGGTACTTCCAGAATATGGCGGCGGCAACTGCGGTGGAGGCTTATAGATCGGCGGCGGTGGAATTGGCGATGGCGACACGACATTAAACGGTCGATCCGGCGTTACATCTTGATACCAAGATGTTGGAAAACTTGGATATGTTTGGCCGTCTAGCGGCGTCGTGCTCATGGCTGTATCGGTGGTGTATAAGATGGCGGTGTATAGAGTGGAGGTGGTGTCGTATATAGCATCGGAGGTGTCTGTCCCTCATATGGCGTGTGAGTAGAAGCATAGGGATCGCCGTAAGGCAAGACACCGCTGTAATCAAACAGAACGATTGTGTGCGCAGGGGACCAACGGCGAATGATGCATTCTAGATCTTCGGCATGTGCGATACGAAGATGTGGATCAGTGCCAGCTTGCCCTTTAGATGCACGAAACCAAGTCAGACGAACAAGTCCAACGCGAACAGTCCATACAAAACGCATTTCTGGCGAACCGATTTGCGCTGGCCATAATCCCAATGAACCATCTGCATTGATAACTCGGTTATCACCTACTCTATCTAATCCAGCCATGAAAGGTCGGTATTCACGAATTGAAATCGTATAGCCGATTTGTGCTGCTGCATTGATAAAGAATTCTCGCGACTGCGCGCCAAGAATGGTTATCCGCTGCACGAGCAGCATTTGCCGCTCGCCAATACTCCATTGATGCGGATACCAGCACGGATCAGGCAATCCCCATGCTCGCTCCCAGCTATCGAGCATCTCGACGGTTGAACGTGGATCACTTTCGCGTTCTAGCAAATCGGCAGCACGGCCATCAGCCCATCCCATGATGCCAGCAAGTCCATAGACTACTTTTTGCAGCACGCTGTCACGCCAACGTGGCCAAGCAATTCCCTGCGGAAGCAGGGCAGTCATAGCAAACCAATATTCTTCTTGACCTCGCCGAACATGACGGTCGCTCGGTGGCGGAGCAATTAAGCTCGCACCAGCAAGCGGTGCCAACTGGACAGGTTGCTGCGGAGGAGCCGGAACTGGAGAGAAAGGCGGCAGTGTACCGTTGGTCATGGAACTGGATAAGAGATTGTACCTAAAACCGCCAATGCACCGTTATGAGGCATCGGATGGTCGTCCATCGTGAGATCAAAATCCTGCGTGACGCGATTGATTGCTTCTGCGACCCATGCTGCCATGATCGTAGTGCCTGCCACGAGTTGACCATTGACCGCATGTGCTGGATTTGCTTTCTCTCGAATCATTGCATCAACTGAATCTGTGACCTGTTGTCGTAACGCCATAGAATCATTAGCAAGTGAGAGATGAAAATCAATGGGCTCTGGTACAGGTGCTAGAACAAAGAAATCACGTATGGCTACTGGACGTTTTTGATCGAGATATCCGTACACGACATTGATATCTTCTATGGTCGGATAACCGCCAGTATCAGCACGCAGCGCATCAACCATGAAACGCAGAGTCACAGTTCCCATCCCCATCTCACGAGGCGCACACCATGCACGAGTGACACTCGGGATCGACAAAGCCCATGCGACATAGTCGTCAGCGTCACCTCCCATTGGAGGCTCGCGAATACGCATGAGGACACGTGCGCGTAGTTGCTCATCTGTTTCGATTTCTCCACCACCACGCAGATCAATCACGATTACATCGGCATTAACACCAACAATCGGCACTGTCGGTGTTAACAACGTTCCAGCCGGTTGATTGCCGCTCTCTCCTGGATTAATCGCGCGAACAGCGATCTCCGTAGGTTGATCTGCTACAGCACCAAGCGTAACAAACTCAATTGTTTCATAAGAATCACCGGTCGGTGCAACCAAGCCGGTCCCAGCCGGAATAAGAATATCTGGATCACCGAAGAAACCAACTGTACCAGAAGATAGCGTTGCGTTCTTACGACCAAGCGAACCATCAGCATTTACGAGCCAGATATTACCATGACGATCAAGCCATTCTTTCTCGGCGGTGTCCGGCATGAGTTGGAGTGCCAACCAATCAAGATATTTGAGCGTGAGACGGCCAATGCCAGCCATCGCATCGGCCAGAACGCGCAACACTGTATTGCCAACAACAGCCGCACCAGCAAGTGACATAGTGACATCGTTCCGTACCATCTCACGGCACTGTCTCAGAGTCGGGGTTTGCCAAGGCATTTTTAGACCGACCCTCCATAAGGCGAGATAAACTCAACGATATTGAGACCACGCCAAAGATCTTGGAAAATAAGTTGTATCTCGAGTAGCGGGCCACGATAGATAACAATCCGAACATCAATTTGATCAATGCCTGTTCGCTGTGCTTGCACATCTATGGCACTGCAAAGTCCCATGTCAATAAGCGGCTGCAATGCGTTGCGCGTGTACATCTCCGCACGCACGACGGTATCACCCTCGAAGGATCTTGCATCACTGATCTTGGCGCGGCTCAAGAGCCAATTCTTGCACCCAATAGGCCAACCACGCCAGATAGCAAACGCATCTGTATCGCCCCACCATCCACGGCGATCAGTTGAATCTGGATCAGGCAATATCTCGCCTAGATCAGATAGCTGATCACTCATCAATGCAACTTTGACATAGTTGCAAATCTCTTCACTCTGGTCAAGCACACCGGATGGCAACAACGACCAATCCGCTATAGTACCACGCAGATCAGCCGTCGATACAATTCTAGGGTCCATAGGACAACACTCTCAATCTTGTCGGGACGAAAGCAGGATGAACGACACCATTCTCAGATTCGATTTCATCTGAATGTGTCGCATCACCATAGATGCGTTGTGAGAGATAAAGCGATGGCATCGGCCAGCGGCTTTCCCAAGAGACATAGCGTGGCAGTTTTAGTCCAGTCATTGCCAAATGATTCATGACTGAACCACCTAGATCATTGAGTGTTCGATAAATCAAAACATCAACTTCATCGATACCAATCATCTTAGCTGCTTCAAACATTGCCTGAACATGCCAGATCATATTCTGGCATTCTTCTTGATTGCTAAATTTTATCCGTGTAATAATTTTGGATTCAAGAGCAAGTGTCATAACCAATCCAGCACGGAAAACAATTTGACTGAAGATCGATGTTTTCGCAACTTGACTCATCAGGTATTGTCGTGCCATTTCAATGCCATCATAAGTCGCACCAGCTAGATCTGCGGCATTGTAGACTTGCAACAGTTGTGTCCCTAATGTCGTTCCGCGGATTGCCTCCTCAGCATGGTCACGCAATGTTGAAGCAAGCCGCCGCACATTGTTGGTTGCGGGGGTTATGCCAGGAGGAATGCTCATAAGAATATGGTTCAAAAGTTCTTTGAGGATGTTTGCTGCTTCTTCTGCTTGAGTGTAATAGCTTGGAGGTATCGGTGAGACAATGATTTGAACTCGCAAATGTGGAAAAGCGAAACTTAAAGGACCAAGTGAATATCCGCCTGTCTGAACAGCGAATGCCGTATTGATGACAATCGTGGCAGTCTGCGTAAAATCTAGAGACCCAAGCGAATAAGATATTGACCATAACTGGAAATTTCTTTCAAGCAGCGGAGTTGTAAACGATAAGCCTGACAGGCCCATTGCATTGGTGAAGAAATGATAATTTTCGCTTGGTGCCGGAGCAGCGAATATAGGCGAACCCAGCGAATAAGCATTGGCAGTAAGATTTCGATAGATGCGCGGCAATGGCGCTGCAAAAACAGGCGAACTAAGTGAATATGGATTCGCATGAAGCTGCGACATAGCCGTCGCGTGCGTGAATGGCGGAGTCGCAAAACTCGGTGAGCTAAGCGAATACACTGATGCAGAAAGAGCGTACTTATAAGTGATTGTTGGCTGTGCAAAGGCTGGCGATCCAACAGAATAGTTGGCTCCAACCAGCATGACGCCAGTTTGGAATGCGTTTACCTGAAATGAATTCGGGCTAGCTTGAAATCCTGGATTGCCCGACATTAATCATTCCTCACAACTTCATCATAATATTCCAACCAGCATAAGGCTGCATCACATTAAATGGAGTACCGCTTCCAAACACAGTAACACTAACACCTGTTTGAGGGCTAGCTCCATATGTAACGGGAACAATCCAACTCTGATCAGTACCTCCGCCTGTTTGCGCTTGTTGATAAGGATATGGATAAGTTGTTTGTGCAATGTGATTGTGACTTACTAATTCACCAGCAACTTGAGTATGTTTTTCCTCACCACCGTACTCACCTAATGCTCTACTCGTAAGACCTGCTCCTGCACCATGAATAATCAACGCCCGCCCGCATTGGCGTGTGAGCGTGATCTTTTTATGCGCAGCCCAATCGGTAGCGGCATTTGTGCCGCGCCCACCAACGACTGGAGCATAGGTATCGGTGATGTTGTTCCATAGCAAAACAAAAAGGTTCTGGCAATCGGCATTCGCGCGATTTGATGCGCCAGATGAAGCATCGCCGATGGTGCCATCATCCATTAAAATCCAGCCAACATCGGCAACAGTTTTGATTGTTAGCTTCGCGTCACCAGTTGTCCATGCGGCGGCAGCAGCGATAGGAGCTAAATGAGTAACCGCAGCAATATCATTCGCACCACTCGAATAGAGATCAGCAGCGTCGTTCTGATTAAGCGCAAGTGATGCTGCTCCATTGATAGTTGCACCACTCGTACCAGTGATGGTGACGACACCCGCACCGACATTGCGCACCGCACCACGGAAGCCCGCCGGAAGCGGCGCAACGCTCACCGCCACCGCAACTCCGCTATTATACGTAATCAACGAGTGCGTGTCGGTTGCTACGATCGTATCAGTGGCCGTCGTGACAGATCGATAACCATAGAGAAAATTATGATCATCGTTCCAACTCGACGGTCGCACGAGCGTCGCATCGGTTCCATCGCCGACCGCCGAAGTAAATTTATGAGTTAGACTTTTGGCCACCATTGTCTTATGATCCCGGTATCCCAAAATCGAAAGCGGGCAACGACCAGACGTTTCCGGCAGTGACAGCTTGCGCCGCAGCTAGATCATTATCAACGAGTAGGCGAGAGTTGACACTATCAACGATGGCCCATCGTGAAGCGTTGCCAGTGCCAGTGACCGAACCATTGGTGACGGCAACAGTGGTTACTTTTGAACCATTCGGTGAGCGTGCGCTCGGCCCGGTGATCGCTAGCCCCGCACCAAAGTTCATGCTGCCAAGCGCATAGGTTGTCGTCGCCGATGCATAGTCGGTCGGCTCTTGGCTGCAGATGTAGATATGAGTCGCTAGATTTTTGAGTTGGATGAGTCCATTATCGAGAACCCATGTGTTGCACTTTCCGGGCATAGTTTGACTCCTCTATTGATGTTGCGTACCTGGAACTTGGAACGTACTTCTAGGGATACTCAATCCAGAAGTGATAGCAACAGGATTACTCTGCTCTTGATTGGCTTGTGCTGCCGCCGCTGCCCCTGCTGCTGCCGCCGCGCCCATGACAGTGCTGGTCGTATTCCACATCGGCGACATATTGCCGGGGATGCCAGCTTCAACGAATGCCATTTCAACTTGGCAGAAGCCGCCCTTCTCTCGCGACTCAATGATGGTGTAACGCTCGCACATGAACATCAATGGATTAGTGCTGCCAAGAGCGCCACCATAGGCATAGATGCCACCAATCTGCAGACGAGGATTATACGGATCAAGCAAACGTCCCGGAGATTTCTCCATCAGCTTTGATTCAAGAAAATCACGCGCCTGATCATAGTCACGATCCATGCCATGATAGTTCATTTCTGATTGTTCACCGCTTTGCGGATCAGTCGGTGCTTGAATTAGATATCCAGTGATTTGATAGCGCAGTGCTTCCCGGCCCATGTCTTCGGCATACGGAAGGTCGCGCTTTGGGTATTGATGCAGAACCACTCGCCGGCCACTGCTTCGCCCCTGCTGCTCAACATAAAACGGCGCACCCTTGAATGATGCCAAGCGCAATCGTTGTCGCCACGCAAATAGATATGGATAAACTTCAGAATGTCTCTCACCTCTAGGCCTCGGTCCCAATCCTGGTAGCTCATATCCAGGCCGCAATAATCTTGGTTGTATTGGAACACGATTGCCAGATGGCGGCGGCACCACTTGATTCGTCGGTTTCGGCACTGGATATTGTGGACCGCCCGGTGCACCACGTTGCAACGTGCGCGGATAACGCTGCGGGAAGAACGGTTGCGGCGTGACTGTTATTGGCTTCGGGGCTGGATATTCTTGTCCCTTTGGCTGCGGCAGTTGCCGATACTGTTTCGGATATGTATGACTAATTCCCAGTGTAGGAACTTGCACCGGCTTGGGATAACTCAGCCCCGCCGAAGGTTGAGGAAGTTGATATTGCTTCGGATAAGTTTGAAGTGGACCTGTTGGTCCAGGCGTCGGTGTCGTGCTTGGATACGTTGAATAGTTTGACTGCTGTTGCCGCGCAGATGTGCTTGTTGGAACACTAGCCGATGCTTGCGGCTGTTGCGTCGCTGGAACCTTGGTCGGTACACTTCCCGAACTAGCAGGTTGTTGAATC